TCTTGATTTTTATTACAACACTGTACTGATGGACGTTGGTACTGCCGAACAGACTTTAAATGAGCAAAGACAGAAAGCAAAAGAAGAGGCTGAGGCGTTGCTCAAAAAGGAATGGCGAGATGGGTATGATGATAGGGTCGCACGAGCACAAAGTGTAATGGAAAAGTTTGGCGGAATTGACGCAGTAGAAAGAGCTAATCTGCAAAACTCTCCTGAGATGATTAAGTTCCTTGACAATATAGCAGAGGCTATGAGTGAGGACACGTTAAAGGGTACAAAAGCTGATATTGCTCCAACATCGTCGAATATCAAATCCCAAATCAACGACATACGACAGGAAATGAATAGAATACAAAAAGAAAATCCTGTTAATTACAAAGCAAATCTAAAGTATAAAGAGCTTATGGATAGAAAACACGAGCTTTATAAGATGATGCCGGCGTAGGCATCTCGCTCTGGATTACCTCGCAAGAGCCCCAGTGCTTGCACTAAAGAAGTGTCGCCTTAGGCAGGCGCAATCAGCCAGAAAAGCCCCGTAAGGACTACCTTTTCGTCAAACATTAACTTTTTTTGAAAGGAAATTCTATGGCTATTACAATGAGCTACAGCACGCCGAATTTCTTTGTTGACGAATTTCACGATGATTTATATCACGCCTGTCAACAGAAGGAATCAAGGCTCGGCGGGGCAGTAAGAACAGAGTACGGTTTGATGGCCGCCGAAGACAAAGGCTTCGATATGATGAACGAGTTCAGTATGCAGGAAAAAACAGGCAGAAGTCCTGAAACTCCTACTATTGACCCCGAAGCATCGAGACGTTGGGTATCAACCACGCCTTATCATAACTCAGTCAGATATGACAGAGATGATGATTTGTCGATTAAACTTTCTCTCGAAGGCGACTTCGTAACAGCTTTTAAACGAGCTGTAAACCGCAAAAAGGATGACATTATCCTTGACTCTTTTGAGGCCGCAACTACATCTGGCCGTAGGGCTGGAAGTACGATTACTTGGGCATCTCAGAGCGGTAACACAAAGTACACAGGCAAAGATACTGGCCGCACAATAGCACACGACTGCTCAAGCGGTAACTGCTCTGCGTCTGACACAGGTATGACAACCGAGAAAATTGAACTGGCACTTGAATACTTCGCTAATAACGAAGTAGATGATGACATTCCAAAATGGGTTGTTATGTCCCCGCGTCAGGCCACAAACCTGTTTGGTCAGGAAGAGTATGTCAACATTGACTATAACGGCCAAAAGCCCTTGACTACCGGCAGGGTAATTAACGACTGGATGGGCGTAAACTGGATTATTACGCCTAAGATTGCTCTCGGCTCATCTAATGATGTTGATGGCGACACAGATGTGTACGAATGTTGGATGTGGGCACAGGACGCTATAATTCTCGGAGTTGCTGATGAGTTGACTATCGAGATTGACCGTTTGCCGACACATTCTTATTGCCAGCAGGTTTATGTACATATGAATATGGGCGCTATGAGATTCGACGAAGATAAGATTGTCAAAATCGAATGTCAGGCATAACTTAATTTTTGGGGGTGTTTCCCCCTTAGAACAGGAGACTCTTATGAGTTACGACAATTTATTTTGGGGTGATACTGACACACCTAATCACAGTCAGTGGCGTATTAAAGCCGAGAACTTGCTTGAAGATAGAAATATCTTCAAGGCAACGGCTAACAAGTATTTTCCGTTAGGTGCTATTGCCGAGTCCAGAGACGGTCGTAGGTTCCGTTATTCTAAAAACGGGGCCGTTGCATTGACAAAAGCACTTGTCAATCAAGGTGCAGCAGGAACATCTGACTGGCAGGACGAAATCCAGACCAATAACCCAAGTTTGCCTACAGCAGGCGACAAGGTTATTACTGTGACTATGGAAGCCACGGCAACCAAAAACCAGTTTATTGACGGTTATTTAACTGTCGAACAGGGTACAGGCTATAACGAAATGTACATCATCAAGGGTAACAAGGCTGGAACGGCTAACGCCACTTCTGGCTTTGACATTGAGATTGAAATTGCAGACGCAGGTGGAATAAGAACCGCATTTGCAGTTACTTCCAATATCACAGTTACTCTTAATAAGTACGACTCGGTAATAGAGGCCGATGCTGACCCGACAAATGTGCTTACTGGTGTATCACTGGTTGATGTAACCAGTGGATATTACTTCTGGTCACAGGTAAAAGGCCCTGCACCAGTAACCTGCGATGATACTGATACTATCGTTGTAGGCGATATGGTAGATGTGTCTGCGGACGCAACTATTCCGGGCGCAATCGCTTTGGCTGATGCAGCAGCGGACGACCACATTGTTGGGCTTTGTATGCGTGCTTGTGCAACAAGCGAAACCGCGTTAATTGACTTAAAAATAGAATAGGAGGCTAATATGAGTTACGTAAAAAGATACGGATTTACAGCCATATCCTCGCTTCTACTTCTGTTGATTGCCGGTTTTATGGTTATGTGTTTGGTTGGCGACACTCAGGCGATACCTCGCAGTGATGTCAGAGACAACCTTGGCAGTTTTACAGGGCCTATTAGTGGAACTGCGCAGGATGACAATGTTAAGGCCTCACTTGATTTGGCTCATACCGACCTTGATAACATCATAGTTGGTGTGGACGATAATTATGCAAGTGATGGTAATACCATTGCTGGACAAGAATATGCAACAGTTATGACATCTGCAATGGTCGATGACGACCTGTTTGATGTTGATGGCGGTGCAATTCTGATTACCAGTTTTGTGGGCGTTGTCGATACTAATTCGCAGGCACAGGCCAATACCATTGAGATTAACCTTGACGCAGACACCGGCTTTACTGACTATGATTTCACAACGGCAGTAGAAACCAATGGAGACGCAGCAGGAACGAGGTATGTATTTTCTAACGCAAACGAGTCTGTCTTAACACCCCTTGAGGGAGCGGACGCAGGTGCTTCAATTTTGATGACGCCTTGGTTTTGTGGCGAAGGTATGATTGAGTTAAATGCTGCTCAGGCTACACACACTGGTGCAATCAAGTGGTATATGACTTGGATACCTTACGAAGACGGTACAACTGTAACCGCACAGTAGTTTATTAAGTAGGCAGGTCTTAACGGACTTGCCTACTATTGATTTAAGGAATATATTATGTCAATGACCGATAATGCAGCAAACGTGGCAATATGTAATCAGGCATTAGGTATGCTTGGGGCACAGACAGTATCTGTAGGCTCAGGCACAGAACAGAACCATATCTATTGTACAACATTCTTTGATGATGCACGAGATGAGATACTTGCCGCTCATAGGTGGAACTTTGCTAAGAAAAGAGCGTATGCGATAGAAACTACTGAACCGCTATTTGGATTTGACAAAGCATACACCAAGCCATCGGATTGTATCAAGATACTCCAGATAGAGCAGGTTGCAGACGCTATATTTGAGGTAGAAGGCAGTTTGATAGTAACGAATGAGGGCTCTACCCCATCGAGTTGGTCGAGTGGCACAGAGTACCTTGCAGGCGAGTATTTACAATCAGACGACTCAGGTTCGACGTTGACATACCTTGTTGATACAGCCTTTACGGCAAGCACTGAAACAACCGATTTATCTTCATATTGTACTTCACAAGGTGCGGATTTAGACGTTCTTGAGGTAGAGTATATCTACCAGAATACCGATGTTGGAAATTGGCCTGTATATGCAAAACAGTGCTTAATAACTAATCTTGCAAGAATGCTATGCTCTCCAATCAAACAGGATGAAGAGGTGGCAGGCAACCTGCAAGCTATGCTGTATGGCGGCAAGGGGTCGCTTGGATATTTAGATATAGCACGCTCACACGATGCGCAAGAGGGCGGGATACAGACGTTTAGGACACAAACCTGGCTTAACGCAAGAGGTAGATAGTGAAACGAGTAATCGTATTTTTAGTGTTGTGTGGAGCTTTGTTTGCTGATAATCCGCACAGGATAATGAATGATTTTAATGCTGGAGAACTTTCTCCATATTT